TTGGTGTGGGTTGTGATAAGCTCCATGCCGCGGAAGTGCTCACCTCGTAACCCTCTAACAACGGAGCAAATGCGCTCAGACAACTCGAAGGCTGCAAAGTCATCAGTGTCTTCTCCCAAGGTCGTGCTACCCACCCAATCGGTGACGATGTGCAGCGATACCGTGCCTTCACCACGCATCGCATTGGGGTGTCCGCCAAGTCGCTGCCAATTGATTGCACCAAACTCAACAAACACCGCAGGACGCGACCATTGCTGCTCCTGCTCGATAAATTCCACATTGTGATTCCACAAGTCTATGTGCTTGATTTCACCGCCTAATGCTGTGCGCAATTGCTCTACAATGCGCTGGTAGATTTCTTTTCTGACCATATTCTAATGCTGTTATATTATAGTTCGTACTGTTTGAAAAACTCATCTAGACATTCATCGATAATACTTTCCACGATGCGCTCCACCTCAGGAGATGCGCCAATGAATTGTCGTTTGGGAATGGTGATAGTGCTACCTACTTTCATAAGTGCCATGCGCTTCCAAAATTCTGCCGTCGCGCCTAATTGTACATTTTGCTTATTCGCCCTCAGCTCGCCATTTTTTCGCCTTCCCATGCCCTTATTGGCTTCATAGTACTTAGCCCAAAAGAAACGCTTCATCTTGGCTGTGACAACGATTTCTCCACCTTCGTTGTGAATAGCAGCATAGGGCAGCGTACTCTCCCAAGTGATCTTACCTGCACTTACCTTACCGCGGATGCTGCGACGGAGCGCACCACTGTCCACTAGCACGTGTCGTCCAGCCTTAGAGGGATGCTTAGCGCGCGCCCATTTCTCAGAAAAAAAAGCTTGTCGCTCAAAGTTGCGGTCAAAGGCATCATCTAGCTCAACACGCACATCTTGCAGGATATGGCGGATTATTTCGCTGAAGTCTTTGTTTGTTGCCATAACGGTAATCCTTGTTCGGGATGCAGCAAAGCCGAAGAGGGCAATTTGTCCTCTTCGACTTCTCGGTTGATAATGTTGTTAAAGGTGCGCTCGCAGATGCAATACTTAGGATAGATGTACCGTCGCCAAATCTCTCGGTTGGACAACCCTACTTTACTCCATTTATCATAGATGGCTTGTATCTCCAAGACACGCTTAATATAACTTCGTCCCTTTCGGTGCTGCATAGTTGGTTGATGTTAGACGTTAGCTTCTCACACTTCCGTCATGTTTAGGGGGATGCTTTGCCAAGCTCCATTCTCATCTTTTCGCTCGGCTCTGATGTACTGTTTGGTTACTGTAGGTTGATAACTTTCTTCGATGATACGTACACCTTCTCGAAAATTCTCATCGCCAACCTCGTCCGCCATCTTGCGGAGTTGAAGCACTCGAGAGGCTTTGATTTGTCCTGTGGCATCGCGTGCCAATAGGCGGAGGACTGCGGAGACGAGAGCTTTGGTAGTGTCGTCCTTAGCTAAACTCTCGATGTAATTCTTGACCATTACAATACCGTCTTCCACTGTGTCGCGATAGCCGTCTACAATGTTAACACCTAGGATTATTCGGCATCGGCTGTCGGAGGTCGTAAAGGTGTGGCTACGTTGGTTGTCCTTAGGTATGCCTATCACCTCACTCTTCATATCTAGAACTGCAGAGAAATTGTTATAAACTTTCTCCTTAGTGGCTTTGATTTGCTGGCTGAGAGACTCAAGCTCTCCCACAGCTTTAATGACTTCGGAATCTACCAGTTCGGCATATTCTACACGCGCCTGCTTGCGTGCTGCTTCTGCTTCCTGCTTTGCTTTTTCTGCGCGGAAAGCTTCAAACTCTGCGCGCTCTTCGGGGGTAATAATTACTTGTTCCATTGTGGGGAGGTTATAAATTCGACAATATTGGTTTTACAGATGGATACGAGCTCCGTCGCAAGGTCTTGTGATTCATGCAGCCCTTCTTCTTTGATTGTGGCATTTAGTCCACCTTCTAGGTCTTCTCCCTCGACATACACTCTACGAGGGACTTTCTTGACTTTGCCTTTCTCGGTGAGTTGATATTCATGTAGAGTGACCTTGTAGATGGCTGGTGGCTCAGGATTCTGATAGTAGAGCGTTGTGTTCTTTTGTCGAACGACACTCTCTATTTCAACCATTGCGTTGCTGCATCCTAGCCAGTGAGCAACCACGACACCTGCACTCTCTTCGGGAGTATGCTCAACTAGGTATCTCTCACTCTTGGCGACGTTGCTGTTTCGCGCTTCATCAGAGCGCATTACTTTGGCGGTGACTAGACTTATCATAGGAGATAGGGATTAGGGTAAAAGGACTTGTAATACTTTTTCTTGACGTTGATACGCCCAATCGGCAAGACGTCCGTAAAACTTGGCACGCTGGGTCAAGGTGTGGTCTTGCATCTCGATGCGTATCTCTTCTTTGACTTCTTCCAAATAATTTTTGAGGTCTTCTTCCATGGTTCTAGGAGGGGAGTTGTTGTGAGTTAATTGAGGATTTGTAGTAGAGCATCTTAACCTTTGGTACAGTGCTCTGCGATGGTCTTTTTTTGTCTATGGCTCGTAACTTGCGAGAGAGTGCCGTAAGCTCAGCGAGGCTAAGATACCGAAACGGCTTGCCTGCGATTCTCGGCTGTAAGCAAAAAGCATCTACAGCTTGCCAATCATGGGTCTTAATGCCCATCTGCTGCATCTGTCGGAGTAGCGCGCTACGTCGTCTGCGGAGGTTATCACGGATTCCCATGCGTTCCTCGAGGAGATAGCAAAGACTGTTATACTCTTGCTGGCTAAGCTCACGTAGTGAGGTTGTGCGCCCTTGACTTATCTCGCTGACTAGTTGGGCTTTTTGGTCGTCATCATCCCCATATTTGGGGAGCTTGGCGAACAGACTGTAAAATCTTGAGTAGTTCATAATTTGGCTAATTGATTGTAGAGTGGGAGGGCAGGAGTCGAACCTGCGATGTGAGCTTGCTAAAGATTTTTTGCACCTCCGTCGGCAGCTCTCTGCCGTTACACTCCCTTGAAAAGGTGGGGCGGACTATACTCACGTACCACGCGCCCCGATATCAAATTATAACAATTCAAAAACGTAATGGTTTATTTGGGTTGCCATCGAGTATCATCATAATCACTCAACCATTGTACGGATACTATAGCCCTGAGCCGTCCTGTACCTTTGCAACGGGGGCAGGGGTATTTTTCCTCGTTGTGGGCTATACCGCCTAAATATCCGCGCGCACAGCAGTTCGGGCATAAAAATCCTCGAACTTGGTGACAATCCTCGTATTCGGGGTCGTCGTAGCGGCTGGGGTGCAATTCTAGGTGTGTTACTATTTGACTCATTGTTGTTTTTTGGGGGGTAGAGCTTTACTTCGTGATGTCGTTGCTTTCTAGTAATTCGGAAGAATCGTGGATATTTCCAATAACTTTTATCGCAAACGCATCATCTCCTTGCAATCCTAAGAGGACTAAAGATAGGGGGTAATACTCCGTGTCTCTGTTACTTGGGTTAGTCAATAGCACAACAAAGCCCGCGTAAGGCTTGTACCATTCAACAACGGTTCTTTGTGCTAACGTGGGGTCATTTCCACAAATCTCTATGATGTCCCCCTCCCAAATCTCGGGGGGCTCTTCGGTTGCTTCGCAAACTATCTGACCAATCGTTTTGGGGTCTACCTCGTGTTCTTCGCCTTCAAAGTCTTGTTCTCTGATGGCATAAGTCTTGAAGGGTATTATTTCTTTATGTTTTGGTGCGTTTGTGACAATCAAATTGCCCTTATGCCACTTGCCTTCGTGGTCGCGTCCTCGAAATAAAATTGTTCTCATTGCTGTTCTTATTTTCTGATATGTACTTTTAGGCAGCCATGCCATTGTTGGATATGTGAAGCAAAGATCACATCACTTGTTTCAATCACCGTATGCCCTTTTGTCTTGGCTCTTCGAAGGGTGAGATTGCAAGCTAGATTTCTCGCTAGCCACTCCTCAATCACACCACTCACGCGGTCGTTGGGTAGGAGTTGTAGGTAAGTTTCATTCGGTATCATCGTTCTCTCCTCCTTCTAATCGTAAAATGCCCTCTTCCCACACGGGGTAATAACTACCTGTCTTCCCCGAGTAGCGACCTTGGCAAAAAGCCTTAAAGCCTGAGACGCGAACCTTCACACCTGCTGCGTAACGTAATCGGATGGCTGGTTTGCCGAGGGGAGCACCTTTGTCCTCCTGCGAGATGAAGATGAACGTCTTCTTGGGATAACGCTCTGTGAGGGATAGGGCTTGCGCGTACGTCCATCCAGCGTATTGAAAACTATCGATGATGATAAACCGAGCACTGCGCTGTTTGGACAATCGCTCAATGAGTTCCTCATAACTATCAGACGTGGCGACAGCAAACGCCCTACTTACTTCACTCATTTGATAGCGTTCGATGCGCTCTTTGAAACTCTGCGAAACACCTTCCTCAAGAGAGAGGTAGAGGACTTTTCCGTAGTTGCAAAGCTCGCGAGAGAGCTGCATCACAAAGCTACTCTTACCCGATGCACTTGCGCCTGTGATAAACCACATTTCGCCAATGGCTGGACGTCCAAAGGCTTCTTCCCATTGACCTTCCCAAGGGAGCACTTCGTAACGTTTACGGATGATTTCTTCAGGACTGTAGAGTTTTCTGCTCATTGGTTTTTTGGGGGTTAGGATGGTTGTAGTTTCAACTTTTCGATTTCGGTGTAGACTCTTCGTAGTCCGCCAGCGGTCTTGCGCACGATGCTGCCAATATCTGTGCCTTCAGGAGCGTTGACCATAGCCACCACTCGGGCTTGCTCGCGCAAGAATGCTTCTCGGTCACGACCATCATCGGGAGTAACTCGTGCGTAGCGGTCGCCATATCGGCTCAGCATCTCGGTGTATCCCACCTTTTGCGCATCAATGCTACGTGTTATTTTAGCGCGTAAGCCATCTGCACCCATCATGTACCACGCGCAGCAGCGTTCAGTAGCGTTCCATAGGGCTTTGAGTTCCAAAAAGGCTTCATATTGGAGGTCGCCTGCTTCATCAAGGATGATTAGAGGGCGGTCTATGCTGCGCAAGTAATACACAAGGTCATCGTAAACATCGGCATAGCGTCCGCGAGCGGTAACACCAAATTCAGCAGCAATGGTGCGAATCAGCTTGAGTTTGGTCTTCACCTGCGAGCAGTCTATGTAGACCGCATTGCGGTGACATTTGACATAGTGGCGAGCCGTAAAGGTCTTGCCTATATTGGGCAGGTCGCAGAGGATTCCGCTAAGGCTAGACTGTTGGCAGGCTTCTAATTGCGCGCCGACAAACTCAAATGTGGCAGTTTTGGCAGCCTTCCATTCTACTTCTCCACGCAGGTTCACACCCAAACGTCGGGCGATGGTTACCCATGCACCATCACTCAGCACGCGGTCTGTCTGACCTTTTTTGACGGCACTATATACTGAGGTCGTCATACCCAAGGCTGCTGCATGTTTCGCGTCTGAGGGATAGTTGACGCGGTTGGCAGCGATAGCAGCCGTAATCTTTTGCTTTATCTCCGTTGTAATCATGTTCTAATGCTGTTATAAGTGGGGCTCTGTAATCTGTTATAAGCTCTCCAATGCTCGTGCGCGGTAGTCCGTCGCTGGCGGTGGGAGGTAGTAGTCGTTCTCGTCTTCGGCAGGGGGAGATACGATGATCTCTGCGAGAGAGGGAGTTGGTTTGAGCAGCTCGGACGTGCCAAACTTGACTTCGGGCTTGATGATGCTAACCTGTGGGACAGCATTCTCCGCAACGTATTTGCTGAACTTGGCAACTTTCTGTTGTTGCTTGGCAAATTTCGCATGGTCTTCGGTTGTTTGCTCAGCCATCACGCGATTGTAGGTCTCTACGCGTTCTACGGTGTCAATGTAGCGGTCGCCTTGGAAGAGGTGCACCTCGGTGGGTTGCCCTTCTTCATCGGGCAGGTAGCAGGCAACGACCTTGTAGTTGTTAGGCGCAAGTCTTTCGAGTACTTCGGTCTTGCTCAACCACCAATCTTCGCCCATCACACGCACCGTGGAGTTGCGTCTAACGCTGGTCTCTACGCGCTGACCAATGTAGCGTGCCAAGGTCAGCTTGTCGAGCGGTTGCAGTGTGGGATTGATATTAGCCACTAGCACGTCCCAACGGCTCATGTTAGGGTACTTCTTCTGATTGGGATGCAGGGCTGCGTTCCACTCTGCGCAGTCTCTACGGTCGTCAGCTACTAGCTCATCGTAGGTGTAGTATTGCTTGTCCTCGTAGAGTTCGTTTGTGGCATCGCTCACCTTCTTAGATTCTGTCCGCCATTTACCTTTGCCGTAGAAACGTCCGATTCCTTCGTGGTTCTTGTGGATGATGCTGCGCTTCTTTGCACCATTGAGCGGTTCTGCATACTTCTCTTGAGAGTTTTGCGCTGCGCAGAAGCGAACGAAGGGGAAAGCTACACCTGCCTGCAAAAATCCACTCTTGTATTGGGTCATTAAGTGGTTCTCCACTTCAATACCTGCTGGCATCCCCCAACCTTGGCGGTCTATCAAGCGGAACATATCGCGGAAGCAGTCGAGCACCAGTCGCTCATCCTTTTTCCGCGCGTAACTAGCTCCGATAACGCATTGACTGACCACATCGTAAGCGTAGTAGGCATGGATGCGTTGTTTCGTGTCCTTGAGCTTACGCGTAAGGTCTACGTCATCCATCGTAATTTGCGACAAACTGAATGCGCCAGCATGACGGTGCATGTGAGGCATCTGCTCGTGCATAAACGTGGTGTAGCTCTCGTGCGCCTTGGCGATAAGTAGGCGGTTCTTGGGGCGGTTGAGGTAGTTGCTGATGGTGCTTTCGCTCAATTCCTTTGGATTGCCGTTCTTGTCCACAAACTCCTCGGGGTCGAAGAGTTCACCTGTCTCGGGGTCATAAACTTCCAACTCTCCGCAGACAAATTGATTGTACATCTCGGCTACGTTGGAGTTGAAGGGCTTATTAGGTAGGCAGGAAATGCCGATGATGAGCTTTTCTGTCTTGTGGTCAACCTTGCGTGCTGCTTGGTTGCCGAACTTGCCACTAATCAAGACTCCGTAGCCTCCTTTCTTATATTCATTGGCTTTCTTCCTAAAGCGGAGGGTGCTACTCGGTAGCGTGTGTCCGTAAAGGTCGCGTAGTCCTTCAATCACTGCACACATACGCTCCCAACTGAATCGCTCCTTGAAGAGCTTATTAGTTGCGACGGTGTGACTGTAGAGGTAGAGGGCGCAGTTCAGCACACTGGCGTTGGTCACATATTCGTTCACCTTCTCGATGGGCAGGTCTATTCCGCATTCAGAGGGACTCGAGTAGTAAGCCATGGCGCGCTGGTCTACTTCGTAGTTCTCGCGCAGCCAATTCTCAACCATTATCCGATGCTTCTCAGGATAGAGGGCGTTGACCTTCTCCTTATAGGCTGGTGGTAAGCTATCCACTGCAATGAGCGCGCAACAACCAGCAGCACCACCGCCACGACGCACCACGCGGATGCGACCGCGAGCTGAGAGTTGCTTATAATTAGACGAGGAAACAATCCCCTTATCTATCAACTCTCGCGCTGATATGCATAGCTGTTTGTTGTAATACTCCATTGTTGTCGTTGTTTGCCCATTGGGCGATTCTACTTCAAAGCTGCAACCTCTTGCTGTAATGCATCAAGTTCTTCGAGGGTAAGAATTTCAACCTCCTTCACGACCTTGTTGTAATGAGTCACTACACAGCGACCTGTCTGCATCGTAACTTCTAGTACTGCGCCATTTGCAAAGGTCTGTCGCATCTTACCGTTGCTGGTGTGGATTGTCTCACACTCTAGTGCAGACACCATCACTACTGCACCATGCTCCAAGGCTGTGCGACGAATCACATGAGCTAGTCGGCTGTCGCTCCATTCTAAGAGAGCCTTGTTTACCATACGTGGAGTTACATTCCACATTTCGGCTAATTTAGCCTTCAGTTCTGCGCTAGCTGCAATGCTGCGCTTGGGGGTTTTTGTCTGTTCCATTTGTGGGATAAGTGTTAATGCGTTCATTTATTAGACGAAATTCTTCGTTCAAATCGCCCCTTTTTCGTATCTTTGGGGCATATTCTACTCGGAACCCACTGCAAAAATACAAAGGATTTCGCCACCATGCAAGAAAAAGAGCAAAAAAAATCGCCAATCAAACAAAGGATTTTGTATTTTGTCGAAAAACTCGGCATCAGCAAGCGTGAATTTTACGCAGAAGTTGGCATATCGCGAGGTACGTTAGAGAGCCAATCTGGCATCACAGAAGAAGTGATGGCGAAATTTATCGCCACCTACCCTCAAGTAAACGTTCAGTGGCTTGTCACAGGTGAAGGGGATATGACAAAGCAGAATGAGCAACCTATGATTGTAAGCGAACCATCTATAATGCTAACCAGTGAAAATGTAGGCATCCCATTAATTCCAATCGAGGCTGCTGCAGGTTTCTTCCAAGGCGAGCAAAATGTCCTTTTAAGAGATTGTCAAAGATTTCAAGTGCCAATCTTTTCAGATGCAGACTACCTTATTCCCATTAAAGGAGATTCTATGCTTCCTAACTATAGTAGTGGAGATATAGTAGCGTGTCAAAGAATTAATGCTCAGAGTACATTCTTTCAATGGGGCAAGGTATACGTAGTGGATACAGAACAAGGAGTACTTATAAAGAGATTATTCGAAGGCACTTCTCCTGCCACTATCCGCCTTGTATCTGACAATGCAAAATACCCTCCTATCGAAGTACCACGCGCAGAGATTTATCATATGTCTGTTGTTCTAGGCACACTACGTCTAGAGTGATACGACGTGTCCCCTCTTCTATCCCCCCATGCCAGCCTTCCACCCCATAATTAGCTATATATTTGAGGAACAAAAAGGCTAATCTGCTGATTTTCCCTTATATATAAGATGAGAGATGAAAAAACAAGGGTGTATTTTACCCCATAACTCACCGCCTATTTTTAGAGTTATCACTGAAAACTGTATATTACAACCTATTACTCACACCCCCTTTTCGGGGTGTTTTGTAACCCCACTTTCCCTAATTTGTAACCCCACTTTGTCACCCCAGCTGTCTCCCCACCCACTCATTTCCCCTCTCTCGAAATCATTCTGCCAGCTTCAGCAAAATAATACTCCAACCCAAAAACAAAGCCGTCAGAAAGCCATTATAACGACCTTCTGACGGCTTTTCTATGCCCTTATGCTTCAGTTCCTCCACTGCGCCTTGAAACCTACCGAAAACTCACGAAAATCTCTACTATCCTCAATTGCCACATCCCTTAACTCCCCCGATAAACACACGCATCTCCGCCTATACACAACAAAAGGAGCAGCTACACAGCTACTCCTTATATTAACACGCCAAATAAGCCCATTTCTAGCCCTTCTCGCGTCCTTTTTTACTTCCAGCGCACTCATGTAATCCAAACGTGCCTACACGTATCATCTTTGCAGCAACACGCCCATCATTTTGCCCCCAAATGTAACCCAAATGTAACGCCATGTATCATTTCGTTTTGTGGTGCACTTTCCGTGATTTCGATGTAACCCTTTCATTTCCCGATTGTTATCGGTGGTTCTCGCATATCTTCAATGATACGCTTCGTTCTGTGCCCCATA